TGTATTCTATGAATCTATCTTATCTATCAAATTAATCACACTTGATTGTAACGTTCGTAATAGAATGGTGGAATTGGGTAGAGCACCTTTATTCGCTGTTGTTAAATCTAACGCTGGTGATTACTACTATTTAGGTCTTGAATCTTCTGGTAGAGCATCTGCTGGTGATGCTAACTTAGGAGTATTACTTGGGGATATGAATGGTCTTAACCAATCTATCTCTTGGAAATCTGCTAACGGAGCGTTCTTAATCAACGGAGCGTTGATAGGTACTACAATTACCGTAGCGTAATTAGTTCTTCTAGGTCTTCTGACCTTCTTTATAAACCCCCTTGTATGGATTTACTTGGGGGTTTTTTATTATATTATTACTAAATTATTGTATTTATTATTTTTGATTTTATTTACAAATGTAACGTATTTAACACCATATAATTCAGCAATTTCAGCCATTGATTCATAAAATATTCCATTTTTAATATCTAAAATAATTTTACAATTTAGAGGTTTTTCACCTTTTTTGAATTGTGTTTTTGATCCAACATTAGATCCTTTTTTGAAACTTGTATTATTTGATTTACGAACTCCTTTGGTTCCCGCAAAAATAGATGGTTTACCCTTCATTGGTGATGGTCTTCCTTTTAATGAATTACTAATTTTATTTTTTGTATTTTCAGATGGTATTATACCTGTTTTATCTAAAACTTTTCTTTGTTTTTCAGATGGTTTAGATTTATATCTTCCTTGCCCACCATCAGTCATATTAACGAGATTACCTAAACCTAAATCTTTTCTACCATAAAAAGAAATCATCAACATTTCAAGTTCACACGCTTTTTTCCAAGTTAAATTATCAACAAGAATTGTAATCTCATACCCATATTTTTTAACTGTATTATGCCAGTATTTATTACGACCATTAAGTTTATAAGGTCGTGATTTATTACCAATTCCAATATAAAAAATTACCCCATCAGTTTTTCTAATGTGTTGATATAGACAATATTTTTCTTTTTCCATTTCACAAAGATACTACTTTTATTTAATCCACCAAACAAAAACGATAAAAAAATATTTAACTAAAAAACTATGATAAGAATACCAAATTATCAGACATCATTGACACCATTTACCTTATGGGAGGACACAACACTTCCATTATCGGCTACGACATATATTTTGGAGTTAAATGGAAAACAACTTAACGATCAAACATTGTTATTTTTGACAGGTGAGACATCCCCAAATATCTATAGATGGAATTGGTACCCGATCAATTTAACCCCATATAACTTAATTCAAGGTCAATATAGTTATAAGGTATGGCAGACAACGGGAAACACTCTTACAATTACTGGTTTAACCACCAATGATGTTGTTGAAACAGGAGCGGCTTGGATATATTCATCAGGAACAACACAACATCCTGTATATGTCCCAACAAATCAAACTAAATATGTATATGAATAAAAATTATGAATGAAGAAGTAAAACCAGAAAAAGGAATTCCACTTAAAATATATACGATGAATGAGGCGTACATCCCTCCCGTGTATAAATTTGAGAAGAAAGGGGATTATCATTTCTTAAGTTGGGGAGCATCCAACCAATATCCTGTGTATATTTTAGAGTTGTATAACAACTATGGTTCAAGTTTGAACCGAGCAATCATCAACAAGAAGTCAAAATTGAGTGCAGGATTTGGTCTTAAACCAATTTTAGATGAGAGATTGAGAAGATGGTGTGAGGAAAATAGAATACCTCATCTATTCAAGTATATCGCCAAGGACTTTGAATTATATAATGGGTTCTGTATGGAAGTTAGATGGTCTCGTGATGGATCATCATTTGAGTTAGGATATATTCCATTACACACAATTAGAATAGGTCTTAAAGAAGAAGAGGAAGAAGCCGACTATTTTTGGTATTCAACCGATTGGGCTAACATAAAAAAACCTGAGCACGAACCTGAATACATTAAAAAATATGATCCTACTGATAGAACAGGTCGTCAATTGTTATATTATATTGAGCCAAATCCCGCACATACCAACTTATATCCGATCCCTAATTATTCAACAGCGATAAATTGGATTGATTTGGACTACCAAATTAGTAAGTTTCACGTGAATCAAGTGAGACAAGGGTTCTCCCCTTCGTTCATATTGAACTTTGCTAACGGAATACCTACTCAAGATGAGCAGAATATGTTCTTCCGTGAGTTCCAAAGAAATTATAAAGGAGCAGATGGGGCTGGTAAGATAATGATTACCTATTCTGATGGTGGAGATTCTAAACCTGAACTAATTCCAATCCAATTAAATAACTCTGATGAGAGATTTTTAATGTTACAGAGTCAAGTTGTAGAACAAATCACTATGGCTCACGAGTTTCCAATTTCATTAATCAGTACTGAACCCGGTAAATTGGGATCATCGTCTGAACGTAAGGAAATGATGGCTGAATTACAAGTATATTATACTACTCAAAGACAGGAACAATTGGAATACGCTCTAAACACAGTTCTTAAAGATATTGGATTTACGGAACCTTTGATGTTGAAACAATACTCTGATGTGGATGAGACAGGATTATTGACTGACGAGGGATCTATACCAGCAGCAGAGGACTTAAACGTACAAGAGAAAGCACAAGCAGAACTTAAAGGATCAGTTGGTGGGGTACAAGGTATCTTATCAATCCAAACATCGGTATCTCAAGGTATCACAACTATTGATAGTGGATCAGCAATTCTTGAATTGATCTATGGTATTCCACCAAATGTAGCAAGAAGAATGTTGGGAGAACCACAACCCACAGAACCAACTGAAACAATAAACACAACTAATACTATAATCTAATGAGTTACACGCCAATAGTATATTTTATATCAACAACATATCTTCGTCAGAACACCCCAATTGAGGACAATGTAGACGATGATAAGATTTTACCATACATCGTACAGGCTCAACAGACAATGTTACAAGAGGGGATTGGTGAAACAGGTATGAATGCTTTGAATACAGCGGTTCAGAATAACACTTTGACACCTGACGAACAAGCATTTATGAGAAATTACGTACAACCACTTGTGGCTCAGTACTCTTTTTACCTTATGTTCCCATTCTTGAATTGGAAATCTACGAATAAAGCAGTATCAAAAGAGTCAAGTGAGTTTTCAACACCAGCAGATTTGGATGAAATTAAGTATTTGAGATCATCAATACTTGATATGGCTGAATTTTATAAGAGAAGAATGGTTAAATATTTGTTGGATCATCCGGCAATGTTTATTTGGTATTCAAATCCTGATGCTTTGGATAACTTACCGAAGACCGCTCAATCATATTTTACAGGTATGTATATGCCTTACGGTGGAGTTAGAGGTAATATAATGAATTGGTACGAACCATATGGATCAATTTACCCTTGTGGGTTCGGTCCTTGTTGGGATGGTAACTGTTAAAATTAAATTTAAGATACAATATGTGTGATATAACGAACGATTGGAGTATGGATGAGGTATTGAACCATCCAAAACTTTCAGATGACTACAAGTACCAATACTTTCAAGATTTAGTAGATCAAGAAGATTACTTTGAGGTATTAAATAATCTTGGACTTACCATTGATGGATTGGGGATAACCGTATCTGACTTGGATAACTTGGATTATATTTGGGATCTAAACGATGATGATAAGGGAATACCATCAGCAACTACTCAATTCGCTGAACAACAGAAGTTCCGTGTGATTAACTTATACAGATACATCTCAATGGAATATGGACCATCATTTGTTGGACCTAATACAAGAAGATTTTGTAAGATGACTGTGAGTAGAACTAACGCCGCTTTGATGAGGTATGAGGATATTGTGAGATTGAACTCTACTAATCCTGGTCTTGGTAAAGGTGGATCCGATACCTATTCAGTGTTTGATTGGAGAGGAGGAGCAAACTGTAAACATATTTGGGTTAAATACAAATACGATACTGATACAAAGAATTTGGTTAAGGCTCCATTCAACGAACAACCAAGAAACGTACAAGTGGGTGGTATGGTTCCATACGCTAATGGAACTAACAATCCCCCACCAAGAAAATAATAAATAAGAAACCCACTATTCAGTGGGTTTTTCTATTTTCTCAACATACCAACATCCAATATCTTTGTTCTTTGTAATTGATTGGGAGATGTAATTCTTACTATATTTATGATTTAAGTGTTTTTGAATTTCAGATATATTATGAAATGGTATTGAAATATCCTCATCAGTTCTATTTTTCAAGAGATATTTAACCTTTTTGAATACAGCGGTTTTTAATTTCATATATACCTTCTGTCTTATTCTTCCGTATTCGTTTACACGAAGTTGAAGTTTGTCTTTAATTCCATACTCATCGTAATCTTCCAACATTAGTTTAACCATCTCCTTTTCATTATGACTAAACTTTTTGTTTTCAACCGCTTTTAATAACATCTGATGGAGTTTCTCCCTATCCATAGTATCAAGTGTTGGTTGTTCCACAAAACTCTCGTATGGCTCATCTATGAACCTCATCTTCTTTTTTGATTGGTGATAACCAGCACAGAAGTTTTTAACAATTAAAAACGTATATCCTTTTATTTTCTCGTAATCATCTTCCAATACTCCTTCATTCATCTTTTGAATTATCTTAACCCAAGTATCTTGGATTATTTCCATCCTGTCTATGTAGGGGATGTTATTACATTGTCTCATCCCCAGTACCAGTCCCTTCACTTGTTTTTGAAGTTGATTGTAACTCTTCATTTTTTTCTTTTCTCTTTTTATGCCATTCAATTAAATTAGATTTCCATAAGCCATTAGCGAAGGCGTGTTTCATATTATAACTTCTCGTACACCATTCCAAATTTTCAATTCTGTTATCTAATTTATCTCCATTGATATGGTTTATTTCTTTTTTATTCTCAGGATCATCGTTCCATATAAAAGTTAAGGCTATCAACCTGTGGTGTAAATATGTGGTAGCATCAAGTGTTAATACCCTATATCCTCTTCTGTCGGTTCTGATGGCTTTTTTCCTATAGGTTTTAGCACTTCTAATTTCCCCTTCTTTGTTGATAAGCAATTTACCTTCAAATCCTTTTACATCAAACCATTCTACTTCGTTGACTTTCATTTCTTCAAGTCGTTGAAGATGTCTTTCCATTTTTCTTTTACCGTTATGGTAATCATTTAGTTCTTTTACTCTCTTTGGATTATTTCTTCTCCATTGGATATCTTTATCTTTCTTATTCATATTAATTTATTTAAGTAATTTATTGATTCTTCTCTGTCCCATTCATTCAAAGCCATAATTGATTGAATATCATCTTCATCAAATTTATTAGATTTAACGACGTTAATCATATTAAGCGATATATGTTCCTTGATTGAGGTAGAAACTTCGTTAGAACTGATCTCTGTATTTGGAAATGGATTATTTTCATCTACCAATACTAATGCTTTTCTATTATTGAAGGGGATTAAATATTTTTTATCGTTGGAAGAAAATAATAACTCCATATCCTGAAGTTTTTTTATTTCTCTCTTCAAAGTACTTTCAGTTGTATTGAAATAATTTGCTATATATTTCTTTGATTGATAACAGTATTTCCCATTACTTTGATAATTTTTCAAATATGATAGTACTCCAACTTGTAAAAACGATAAGGATTTATTCTCCAAAAGTTCTTCATCTATTTTTAGATATTTTTTCATTCTACTGTATTAATGGTTTTATTAATGGTTTAGTAATAGTTTTATTTATAGTTTAGTAATGGTTAGTGAGTTGGTTCATATTGACCCATACATAGTCCATATTGACCTAACCATCGGTTCATATTGAACCATACATAGTCCATATTGAGCCAACCGTTGGTTCATTATGATCCTGTTTTTTTCTTGTATTTATTGAATAAAATACCGGGTAATTTTGATGAAGCCATATTAAAACATTGTTGTTCTGTTTTAAGATAATCATATTGAATTACGGATATTTTAATCCCCTCAATCACATTATCTAAACCATATTCTTCAACTAACTTTTCAAGTTTTAATTTATACCTACCCACTAATGAATAACGATTGTCGTATAAACTTTCAAAGTATGACGATACATCAAACTTTGGAATTTCTTTTTCCATCAATTCTTTAATTCTTACTTGTTGGGGGTTCATACATTCTTCCAACATTTCAATTATATCAACCAATCGTTCTTTAGTTAATGATAATAATTCTTCTCTTTTATACTGTTCCATATATAATAAATAGTCAAACAAAAAAGAAAAGTCAAATTATTTTCAAAAAAGTAGTCCTTT